TCCCCGTAGGGCAGGACGGCCGAGATGTAGTCGGCTTCCTCCGCCGTGACGTATGCCCACGGCGTATCGGTGGTCGCGAACTGCCGGCCGTATTCATCCGCAACGGTCGCGAGCGGCTTGACCTCGGTGCCGAAGCGGCGGAAGAACGCGACCGGCTTTCCGTCCTCGTTCAGTTGAGCGAAGGTGCGGCCATCGATGCCGCGGCGCACGAGCTTCGCCGGGATATGGATTGTCTGGAGCGGGAGATCGCTTTCGTCGCGCACGATCTCGCAATGTGCGTTCCCGGTTGCGTCCCAATCCTTGATGATGCGCTGCGAGAACTCGGCGACCGAGATGTGCTGATCGTCGAAGTCGAGGGTCATCTGGTCGAGGAACTTCTCGCCCATGACGCGTTGCGCGGCCGCCCCTGCGTCGTCGACCCCGGTTGCGGGATCGATGTGCCCGGCCTCGGGTTTCCCGGTCGAGGCATCGACGAGCGACCACCCGCCGCACGCGTCGGTCGCGAATTGCTTCACGATCGAGGCATAGGTGTCGCCGTGGTACAGCATCTCGGTCAAGCGATCGAGATCGAACGGCGGCTCGGCGTAGTGGCCGAGGATGAGGGCCGTCTGCTCGGTCGAGGGCTCGGAGCGGGAGACACGCTGCCCGGCGAGCTCGGCCTTTTTCTGGACCTCGTCCCGGTAGGCGCGGCGGGCCCGGCCGGGCCCGGTCAAGCCGGCGAGCGGTGAGGCCTTCGGGGTCGAGGAGAGCGGGTCATCGGTCCCCGAGCCGCGGGTCGTGATCGACCAAGCATCGATCGGCGACCACTCCTCCCACTCTCCGCGGCGAGGCGGAGGGCCGGAGGGTGGAGCCGGCGGCGGCGGGGGTGGAGCGGGTGGCGATGGGGGGAGCGACTGCTCTACGGGCCACGCCCGCTCGATCATGTGATTCCCTTCGGCGGCCTTCTACTGTCCGGGGCCGCCTTCCATGGCGGGCCCACATCCTCAAGCCACGCGCGCGCGATAGCTTGTTGCCGACACTCGTCCGAGACCTCCCGGACCTCCAAGGCGAGTGCTGCGTCTAACAGCCTGTCGTGATCGCACGTCCGGACGGCCATGTCAATGGCCAAGCCTCTGCGCGAGCCGGCGGGAGCGCTGGCGCCGAGCGATCCGCCGTTGCCATTCGAGCCGGCCCTCCGCCGCGATGAGAGCCAAGATCCGCCAGATCTCATCGTTGTATACAAACTCGTCAGCGATCGCCTCCATCGTCATCCGCATGAGCTCTTGTTCAAGCTGCTCTCCGGTCATGCCGTCGACAAGGTCCTCGTCGCGGAGACCCTGGATCGAGCGATACCACTCATCGCGAGTGATCGATTCAGACACGGGAGATCTTCACTCCATGGAGCATGAGAAACCGCGGCGCGGTGCTGTTATACCATTGCTGAACTTCATCGCGGATATGCTCCAACTGCTCGGGCGTGGCATCATGCTCCAACGTTATCAGGTAGCGCGGGTGCGGGCGACCCTTCCTGCCCGAGCGCTTCCGCTTCTGCTGGATCCAGCGACGGGGATTCATCGCGCGACCAAAGGCGACGGGCCGGTCGCCCACTTAGGCGGCGCTTCCGGTCCGGGATGGAGTAGGAGGGCGGCGAGCACGGCCGGTGAGACTTCGGCGCCGAGCCGGTCGCGGTCGCAGGCTTCGATCCGGACCGCGGCCTTCCCGCCCCATATCGGCGTGAAGCCGAGAGGGATCTGATCTTGCGGCGGCGATCCAATTTGAAATGTTCCAGTGCCATCGGGAAGCACGATGGGCGCGCCGTAACGCTCTCGCGGCGTCACGAGCTTCACGATGAACACGCGCGCAAGCCGCATGTCCTGGTCGGGCGCCGAGACCCCGTTCGGGTCTAGGGCGGGACCGACCGCCCCCTGCTCTTCTGCCGTCATTGCTTGGTCGGCTTCCTGGCCTCGGGGTTGATCGGTTCCGGGATCCTGGACCCCGGCGGGGGAGCGTAGCCGGGCATCCCGCCCACCATCGGATTCCACTCTGGCTCGGCGGGGGCCGGCGCCACTCCCTCGGCGTATTGGTGCGGCTGCTGCGAATTTCTCCAGGCGATAAATTCCTCGTACGTCGGATCAGTCCCGCCCGGGCTCGTGGCCTTCGGATCCGGGACCGGGAGCCCCTGGAGTGCAGGCGGCACGTACTGGCCTGGCGCCTGCCCGTAGACCCCGGTCGGGGGCGCGGGCGGGGGCGCCGTCGGCACCGGGGGCGTGAATTGGAAGCCCGCGGGCGGCCCGGCTGGCGAGTACATCGCCGGCATCGGGAGCGGAAGCTGGCCGTTGATCCCGAGTGCCGTCCGGCGCTTGTTCGCCGTCGCGAGGAGATCCTGCGCGATCGCTTCGAGTGCCTGGATCTCGGCGATCCCAGAGGACAACCCGAGCGGCAACCACAGGAACGACCGGCCGCGCGGATTGTCGATCGTGTAGGGCATGATCCCCATGTACTCGAAGTTTGTCATAAGGCGCGTGAAGGCCTCGGCGCGCTGCTCGACTGGAACGGAATGCACATCTGGCACGGGGCTGTCTCCTACTCCGGCGGTGAATGCCGGTCGAGGGCTTCTCGGAGCGCGGCGTGGACGATCGCGCTCGCGTTGTCGTCAGCGTACACGCCAGCCAGCCGGCGGAGCGCGCGCTTGACGAAGGCGAAATCGTTATGAGTGAACGTGAGCCGGAGCGATCGCGAGCTCGACTCGGGCTCCAGGTCGGGACTCGGACGGCGGTCCTCGGTCCGGGTCGGACGCGAGCCCTTCGGCTCCGGAACCTCTTCCCCGAACGTAAGGACGTCCGAGAGTGCATCGATCCGGAGCTCGTCGTAGGCGATCGGGTCCTGAGTCCGGATCTCGTCCAGGATCTCATGCACCTTGTCGTCGAATTGACCCTGGATTGCGGGATTGTTGAGCGCGATGTTGAGCGCGCGCTCTTCGGCGAGCGAGATGTCGACGACCACGACCGGGACATCGGTCACGCCGAGAGCGGCGAGTGCTTTCAACCGCTGATGCCCGCCGACGACGTGCTCGGTCTGTCGGTTCCATACGATCGGCTCGACGAGGCCGAATCGGCGGATCGAGGACTTGAGGCCGGCCAATTCCTCCGGCTCGATCTTCCGGGGGTTGTAGGCGGCGGGGATGAGCTCCGCGATCGGTTTCGACTCGATATGAACGCCAGCGATCGATGCGGAAGCGAGGGCGGCCTGCACTCGCTCCGCTGCTTCGGCTAATACTTCGCTTTGTCCTTCGGCTTGGGCTTGGGCTTGGGCTTTTTCGTCGCCATGAATTCCTCCTCGGGTTGTTGCCATTACGTCGAGGCCGCCGACCCGTGCGCGAGGATCTTCGCGGTTGGGACTTGAGCCTCGGCCTCGCACGCGAAGCACTTCACCCCGCGCTCGGTCCCGTGCCGACATACGTCGTATTCGGCGAACGGGATCGAAAGGGTCTCGGGGCCCTTCCGCTTCGGGATCTCGTACTCGGGAGCCATATCCGGGAACACTGACTCGGCCTTGATCCCCGCATTGCCGAACTTGTCGTACACCCACCGCGCCATGCGTCGACGCGCGGCGCCCTCCGGTAGCTTCATGATGATCTTCGCGATCTGATTGGCCGCGATGAGCTCCGGATCGTATTTAGCCTGGACCAACGTACCTCCAGAAAAGCGACCACAAGGCGACGAGCGCGAGCGTGGCCACCGCGATCACGGCCGCGCGCTTGAGGCTCATGCCGTCCAGCGCAGATCCCGGAACGCGATCTCCGGAGTTCCACCAAAGAGCCCAAGCTTGTCCATGTTCCCGATCGCAACCGAGTAGGGATTCACCGACTGCGGGTGGATCGTGACGATCCGCTCGGCGGTCCGGCCGCTGGCCGAGAACCGCATCCACATCTTGTCGGCCGCACGCCGCTCCCATTCGAGCCCGATCGCGATCCACTTCCCAACACCCTCGTGCGGGATCCCCGTGTTCCAGACATCGACCACGTGATCCTTGTGCCCCTCCGGACCGAACCAAGCCTCACCATTCGGGCCGTTGTTGTAGGTGTGGATCTTCCAGATGGACGACGAGCTCACGATGTCGGGCCGGAACCAACCCTTGATGTAGTCCGGATTCAGCGCACGCTCGCCCGATTGCGCCGTGAAGAGATGCCCGCCACCCACGTCCTGCGGGATCTGGGCCGTGTGATAGTTGACCTCGATCGACACCTTGCCGCGCGCCTGCCCCGAGTTTGGAGCAAATCGCCGGTAGGCGTTGGCGTTCGTCCCTATGACACCGACGTTGCCGCCGTCCTCGGTCCGGAACTTGGGCGGCTCGTCACCGCAGAACTTGTTCCACCATCCAGAGAGAGGAATGAAGCCGGCGAGACAGGTGCCGGGCTCCGGCTCGGGTTCGGGCTCGGGATCGGGTCCTGGGTCCACGGTGTCGGTGAACGTGGACTGGAAACACTCGCTGATCTCGTTGAACTGAGACTCCGGGATGCCCTTGTCCTGAAGGCAGCGCTGGAACTCGGAGAACAGCGCCAGCGTGATCGGCTTCCATCCCATGTTAGTCACCCCCCGAGCCGGTGGATGAACCACCCGACTGGACATCGCCGAAGTCTGGCGCGGGAGAGGAAGGCGGATCCCATCCACCGCTCGCACCACCGCCACCGAAAGCTCCACCACCGCCGGAGAACAGCGAGCCACCGCCGATCGACATGCCCGGGGTGCTCGACTTGTAGGTCGTGTCCTCTACCGGATCCGTACGACGAAGCGCCGAAGTCTCTTTCTGCGCGCGGCGCGCTTGCTCAAGACTCCTCGACACCAGGAAGCGCACGGCGTGGTCGAAGGTTTCGAACTCGGCCGGCTCGTTGTCGTCGATCTGGATGCGGATGATTATGGTTCTCCTAGACTATGTCGCCGACTTCTGCGGCGAGCTCGTAGGCCTGGTCCACCGCCTCGGCCGAATGCCCGGTGAAGGCGATCCAGTGACTTTCCTTGATGCGGCTCTCGGCCAGTAGCGCATACATGGCTTCGAGATCGTCGGCCAACACCGACAGAACATCCATGCCCGGCCGGGCGGCACCCCACCCGATCAGATCCAGCTTCCAATTCAACTGCGCTTGTTCGCGGTAGAAGCCGGCGCGCTCACCCGAGGCCAAGGGCACGATGTAACGCTCACCCTCTAGCAAGATGTGCGGCTTCGGATCCGGGAAGGCCTCAAACTGCGCGCCGAGTAGCTGGACAAACTTCCGGAACCGCCGCTCCCAATAGGGCCAATCGCCGGCCGGGAATTCGGTGTAAGCCGGGCCGTCGAATCGGAACATCCAATCGCGCGGACGAAACCACGCGAGATCGAGCATGACCCCACGCATCCCGAGCGATCGAACTTCGCCAACCAAAGCATCCACCAGGCCAAACAGCTTGCCGCCATCCAGGTCCGGCCAATCGATCATCTGCCGGCCGTGGGACCACGCGACCGCGTTCCGGCCGTCGAGGGTCGCGAGCGGAGCTGTCAGCGCGTTTACGGCATCGAGCCACGGGGAGCCCGTCGGGCTGCCCCACGTGGGGTCGGGTCGGGTAAGCACCTGCGCGTAGAGATAGCCCGGCATGCCGCTCGCGAGCTCGACCGCGGACGCGCGCAAGGCGAGATCTTCCTGTCCGCTATGGAAGACGAAGCCGTCAAAATGCGGGAGGGTGCCGACCCGACTCCAGTCATCCTTCTCCACGTGGCGGAGGATCATGAGCTCTCCGGGTCCCTCCGGAATCGGCCTAAGTCGGGGGACCGGCAAACGGAAGGCCGGTCCCGAGGGACGCCGCTCGGGCGATTGAACGTCCCGGCGGCAACGTATGCAGGCCATGAATGGCCGTCAAGGGGAAAGTATCAGACCGAGAAGGCGTCGATCAGCATCGCCGTCCCGATCCCTTCGAGCCGTAGGTTCGCGAGCCAGAGCGCGATCAAACGGTCGCCCGTGTGCTCCTGGAGCGAGTACCGGCGAGCCTCCCGGATCAGGTATTCGACTTCCGGTTGATCCTTCGGAAGCCGCCAGCGCCGGGCATCGAAGTCGGCCCCCATGCCGCGGATCGCCCAATAGGCCTCGCCCCGCTTATGGGTCGTCGTCGTGTACTGGCCGAAGATCCGGATGTCGTCGGCCAGCTTCTCGGCCTCCCCCTCCGGGATCCCGAGCTCTTTGGCGACGGCGAAGATGATCGTCTTGTCCGAGAGCATGGACGCCACGTGCATCTGCGCTTGGTTCGTCTCGACGAGCCATTCGTGCGGCTTGAGCTCCCGCTGCACCTGGATCACTTCCCGGATGATCGGCTTCCCGACCCACTGCCCCGAGCGCATGTGCAGGAGATGCTTGAGCCCGTCCTCTTTGGCCAGCCCCTCGACCGCGATCGCCGAGAGATGGGAGCCTGGCCGTTCGGACGCCCCGAGATCGAGCCCGGCGGTGATCCACTCGAAATACCCCTGGTCGTACTCGCCATGCCACCACCCGGCGGGATCGTTGCAGAGCCGTTGGCAGTCCCGGATGGACTCGGCGGGGAGGAGATTGGTCGCCGAGCCGAGGGCTACCTGGAGAAACTGCCGGCCGTACTCGACGAGCCCGAGCTCGGCCATGAGGGCGGCGAGCCGGTCGGGGGGATAGACCTCGGGGTAGGAGGCTTCGGGATCGGACGCCACCAGCCGCTCGACGTGCCAGAGCTCGGGGTTCTCTTCTGGGAGCCGGTGAAACGCGTCTTCTTCGTGCCACGTGTTGTTGATGGCCCCGATCTTCCCGTGATTCGAGAGCCGGGTGATGGCGACCCGCTTGATCCAATCGTAGGTTTTGTCGCGGCCGGCCTCGGTGAAGGCGTTCCGGTTCGTGATGATGTCGTCGAAGTAGAGCCGGTCGAAGCGGGACCCCATGATGGTCCCGCCCACCCCGATTGCCTCAACCGAGTAGTGGGGATCGGTGAGGGAGAATTCGAGCTCGCGCTCGACAAGGATTGCGTTCGAGTACCAGGCGGCCGGCCGGTTGCCGCTTCCCATGGCCGGGCGGAGATCGGGGTAGACCTCGTGGAGCCGGCCGTTCCACAGGATGTTCTCTTTGATGCGGCCGAGCCACTTGCGGGAGAGAGTGGCGGTCTCGGAGATGAGACCGATACGGAGATTCGGGTTCTTTCCTAGATCGTCGAGCGGGCGGGCGAGGAGGATCTGGCTCGACTTACCGTACTCGGGCGGGGCGAAGATGACCGTGCGCTCGTTCTCGTCAATCGCTCTCTGCCATTTCAGGTGGAACGACTTCGGCGTCAGCCTCAACGCGTACTCGGCCAGGAACGCGGGGTTGGAGCGCGCGGCCCCGAGCGAATAGCTCGTTAGCACGCCGGACGGCATCGTTGAACTCTTGCTGCTCGTCGAGCGGGAGCGCTCGGACGACCGCCTCAACTGCATCGATCTCATCTCCCGCGGGCCCCATGCGCGTCCCGTGGGGTATCTGCTCGGCATCGTCGCCATTCGGATCCGAACCTACTCCGCCGGGCGGAGGGATCGCAAGCTGGCCCGCGATCCTGGCTTCGTCGACAAGGAAGCCGCGCGCTTTCTGGTAGGCCTCGACCCGGAAGGCCGCGCGCTCGGCTCGGGCTTTCGATCGCAGGGGGCCGAGGGCGGGCCGCTCGGCGATCTCGTCGTCGGTGATCCCGCACTCGGCGGCGAGATAGTTGGACGCTTCGCCAAGGGTGAGCTCGTAGAGATGCCGCATCCGGCCGAGGATTCCGAAGCGGCGCGCCTCGAAGTCGGGGCGCTTGGATTGCGCCTTCGTGTAGGCCTGCTCGTCGTTGTTGACGGTCGAGACCGCGACCCCGAGAAGGGTGGCGATCTGGCGCTGCGGCATCCCGGAGTAGCGGAGCCGGACGACTTCGCGGCGCCGGGCGTCTCTCTCGGCGGCGGTAATTTTCTGGCCACCTGGATCAGATGCGTTGGCGGGATCTTGCGAGCCGGGGGCGGGCGCGAGCTTTTTAGGCATCAGGGGGAATCACTCGGCGCCTCGTTGGAAGGGGAGCTTGTCGACGTCGTCGGGCTCGAAGGGACGGTCGAGCGGCCCGTCGCCGGCGATCAGAAGCCCGTGGTGGCCGTTCACTCCGGCCGAGCCTTACTCGCCTGGATGAAGGCGGCGATTGCCTCATGATCCACGCAGCCGGGCGATGGCTCGGCGAGCGGTTGACTACAGTTGCGGCAGAGATCGACCGGCTTGCCGTCCCGCCACACTTGATCGGGCGTGTTCGTCCTGGCATCCATGTGGACGATCCCGCCGCGGAAGGTTGGGGGCGGCTCCTCGCGCCCGCATCCCGTGCACTTGCCCGCCCGGTAGGCGTGGCCGTAGTAGCAGGGAGAGTCGGCTTGGGGTTCGGGCGGAGCTCGATGGATGGCCGAGCCCTTGCTGGCCCGGACATCGGCGGCGATCGCATCACAGGCGGCGCCGAAGGTCGTGAGCTTGGCCTTCCGCTTCGGGCAGTTGTCGACGGCCGCGACCCACTCCCGCCGAGTCATGCCCTGGCAGACGTGGCAGGGGCAGGTCGGACCGGGAACGTTCCGGGGCTCATCGGGTGGCTGGCCGGGCCCATGCCACATGGGCGGGAAGCCCGTGGCTTGGGATCGAAGCCGGCCACCGAGCCAGAACACGAAGGCACAACCAGCAAGGAAGCATCCGAGGAGTAGCAGGCCGAGCTCGAACATTGGTCCCTCCGGGTGAAAAGGGCTGGCGATACCGAGGCGGGATCAACACGGGGAGCACTCCAACGTGGCCAGTGGCAGGGATCTCACCCCCGCAATCGTTCCCCCGCCTTTTCTACCGAACCCTTGAATCGTACACACAGGGCCGGCCCCGAGCGGGATCGCCAGTTTCCAGAACCTACACCGGGCAGCGGTGATGGCTCAAGAGCCGGGCGCCCGGTTCGAAGTCGGCGTCGGAGCTCGGGCGCCTGGCCGTGTAGAACTCGCGCGCAAGGATCGGCCGGCCGCACGCAGAGCATGGGCCGAGCGTCCGAGGCTCCGGTCGGTCGAGCATCCGCACGGCGCGCGGGATGAACATCCCGGCGAGCACGAGAGCGGCGAGGGCTCCGAGCGGGAGGAAGTCGTCGGTCATGGCTTGACCCTGACGGTCGACGCGTGCTTATCGCAGAGGAACCAGTGGCGAGGCTCCTCCATGTCGATCGTCTGGTATTCCAGCGAGCGGGTAGCGGCGCGGTCGCAACCGTCGAATTCACAGACCCCGCGCGCGCGGTCATTCCATCGCCGTAGCGTGTAGATCATCGACTTCATCGAGCCTCCGATGATGTTTGCTTGACGTAGCTTCGGTGGAAGAGCACTTCCTTCGCTCGCTTGTGCATGCCGCACACTCGGCGCTCGTGGTTCGAGCCGTCGAGCCGGCGGAGCCATCCATGCCGCGAGCACTGGCATTGATGTCCCTCGATCCAGACTTCGGCCTCACACTGATTGGATGGCGGTGGCTTGTGCGTCATGGCCGGCGATCACGACTTCGCCACGCCGAGCTCGGTCTCGACGAGCTCCGTGCGCTCGGATTCGAGAGCGCGGATCGCGGTCTCTAACGTGTCAACGGTGCGCTGCGCATCGCGCAATTTCTTGACGGCTTCGGCCCGCTTGAAATAGGCCGACTGGAGCTCGGTCGATACGCGCAAGAGCTCGGCCGTGTTTTCGACTTCGGGTGGCATCGGATTCTCCATCGGTTGAAAGGTGAATCGGGGGGCCCGGCTACCAGGCTTGCACCGAAGTGGCCGGTTATGGATCGGCCCCCCGAAAACTACTGGATCAGGTGCGCGGCCACGTAGAGGCCGAGCATCCGGCTTGCGATCAGGAACACGACCGCCGCTATCCCAAAAACCATCGTGCCTCTCATGTCCCCCCCGTCCTTCCTCCCCCGCCTACCTTTGCGGGGGCTCTTGCGCGCTCCATTGACCGGAGCCCGCCGCCTAACCCTCGCTAAGGTGAACCAGAATCAGGATCCCGCCCGTGATCGAGACGACCGAAACCATGACGGGGAATAGGATCGCTACGAGCATGGCTCCTCCGGGAGCTCGATCGCGTCGACCTCTGCGCGTGCGGCCTCGATCGAGGGCTCGCTCGCGACGATCCGCCCGTCCTTCGTCACGTACCAGATTCCGAGATGCAGGGAGCACGTGAGCTCGTATCCGCGGTAGACCTCGTAGAACTTCGCCATCGGATTCTCCAGGCTCGGCGCGGGCCCCATTGTCCGCGCACGCCCATAGACATTGCACGGGACGTGCCATGGGAGAATCGCTCGTAAGTCGTTGAGGTAGCGCTTGGGTCGGATCACCCGAGGCACCGGCCGCGGCTATTCGCCATTGCCGATCTCGCATCTTGCGAGAAGTCACCCGACCCTTGCGCCAATGGACCCATGACCCCATGGAACCATGGGGCCCGGCCGGGGGCGACCGCTACCGTTCCCGCTCGCCGATTCAGGAAGATTGGACCCTTCACGAATCAACTAACCCGAGCGAAACAAGTCGCAGGGGTCGAGCGGTTCAGGTCGCGGCGCCCGTGCCGGGAAGAGATGCCGCGCGCGGAAAGGCCACCCGCGCGCGGCTTACAAGCCCGCAGAGATGGAGACCTCCGGGCCTGCTAGCGCCTTCCTTAGTCGCCGTAGGTCGGCTTGAACGCGACGAGCGACGTGAAGCTGGCCTTGATCTTGGCGATCACATCCTCAAGGTCCGCTTCCCGCCGCTCGCGCCAGCTACCACCGGTAGAACTACCGCCACCGCCACCGCACCAGGACGCGGGCTCACGAGCCCCGCGTCGCTCGCTGCAATCGTCCCAATCGCCCGCCTGGACGTTGATGCACGCCGCGCGAGCGATCTCGGGTGCTACTCCGAGAGCGACCAGCGCGAGTGCTACGATCAGATATCGCCTCATCGCTTCCTCCTGCATGGTATGCAACGCTCGACCCCATTCACATCGACAATGCGAACAGAGCCCGGAACTTCCTCCCTACCCCGCACAGTGACGACCGAGATATAGGATCGCATCCCTGGATCCCAATACTTCTCGGGCATGGAGCGAAACCAGAGCGTGTCAATGCTCGCGGCTCGTGTCCATATCACCTTCGCCGCGCGTTCCTCGCGTGGCACGTCCAGAACGATGATGCGGTTGGCGAGCGTGATCTCGCTATAGCCGGCTTCGAGCGCACGCGCGGCTAGCCAATCCTGCGACCGCTGCCACGGAAGCGGCGCCCCGGTCTGCGCGTTGAACATAACGTCCGAGCAGTACCATCCGATTGGCGGGCTTGCGTGGGCGATGGCGGCGGCGAGCATTAGGAGCACAAATAGCGCGGCCATGAGCGCGCTGGCGATTGTGCAGATTCGGCGCATCTCGCGGTTATGCTTCTCGATGATGGGCAGCATGATCTCGCGCGGGATGCGCAGGGATGGATTGGCTTCCTGGCAGGCCGGGCAGGCACAGTCGCGGATGTCGAGTCTCACTCCCCGTCCTCCTTCTCTATCCATTGCTGGTTGTCGCTGTCGGCCGACGATCCGTCAAGCTGCCGCATAAAGCGCCAATCATCCGAGCGTGGGAAGTATTCCTTGGTTTCATCCAGGAACCGCACCCGGTTGGTCGGGTCGGTCATGTCCTCGCGCTCATCGTCATCGTGCTCCCATCCGACCCTAATCCCGTCGTGACCGCACTCATTGCAGTGCTTAGCCAGGAACTTGAACGAGTCGATAATGTCGAAGTTGCCCCATCCCCATGCCTGCCGGGAGAAGAAGCCGCCGGACTGGTTGCACTTCGTGCAGACGAAGTGATAGAAGGTGCTCACTTGCCCGGCTCCTCGCCCGCGTCCTTCATCGCCTCGGCCCAGGGGAGCAGCCACTCTCCGCTTTCTGTCGCGGCCTGTCGCTCCTTCTCTCCAAAAATCTCTGTTAGCAGCTTTTCGTTGCAGGCAGCCTTCGCCAACCGCTCCGCGAAGTCGGCGGCGATGCGGGCGAAGCGCTCTAGGCACTGTGGACACGGGTTGACCGCAGATACGGAACAGATTCCAGATATGTCGTTCATCCGTTCCGCGAGCCACCGCTCCGCCGCCTCTCGCGTGCTGTCGGTGGTCATGGCTTGGCACCACGCGAGCTGAACAGGGCAGCTTGCGATAGTCCGGGCTTGGTCTGTTGGCAGACGGGACAAATGGCCTTGCGCTCCACCATGCTCCCGGTAAACCAAGTCCATCCCGCCCAATCTAGCTCTGGCAGCGTTCCACTTGCCCGTTTTTCGCAAAGACAGCAAGCCAGGATTTCTACCGGCCAGAAATTAAGAAAGGCCGAATGGGCGCGTATCACGGCTTCCCCTCCTCCGCTGCATCCGCTTCGGCGGCGCGCTCGCCGTCAAACTGCATGCCAGGATCGTTGCTCTTGGCTTGCATTACATACCATTGCTTAATGTCTTTGCGGTTCGCTAATCCTGGTTGAGAGTAGTAAGCTGCCAGCGCACGCCGGAATTGCTCGTCAACTTCCACTGTGAAACACACTCTAACTTTCATGGCTTCCCCTCCTCCGCTGCATCCGCTTCGGCGGCGGCGATGTACTCCTTGATCTGCACGCATTGAGGGCAGCCCTTGCTGATTGGATGCAGACGATGTACTGCATGGCGCAACAATTCCACCGCCTCGCGCTTGGCCTCGCGGGCTCCTTCCTTGCGTCCACGGCGCCGACAGCGCGAGCAGTAGTGCAAGTGTTCGCTCGGGGGCTCGGCCGCTTCCCGTTGGGATATACCGCAACCAGCCTGCGCGTGCGTGCAGGCGCGACCGTGGATCAGGAAGATCCCGCCAGCACCATACACTCCACGATGGACGAAGTTGACGATCTGCCCGCACCCGCAATCACCACAGCACCGAGCACACATGACGTTCTCCGGCGCGATGTGCGGATTCCGCGCGAGCTCGACCCAGCGGTGCCCATGGAATCGGCACGGGAGCGCAGCGAGCCACGCGATGAGGCGGTGCCACATCATCGGAGCCACAAACACTCGTAGGCGGGGTTCTGATAGAGCTTGGCCGAATGAGACGCGACGACGACGCCCGTCTCGACGTGGCGGCCGATCGACCAGATCCAGCCCTCGGTCTCGGCGTTGCAGTAGTCCGGCATATCGCTCTCCGGGTCCGGGATCATGTCGCCTTCGAGGATGTAATCCCCGGCCGTTGTTCGCAGACAGGCGGACACGTCGACGCATTCCCCGGCCGCAAGGCTACGCTCCATCGCTTTGTTTCTCAAGTGTCGCCTCCAAGGCTTCCGCGAGCTTGTCGCGCACTCCATTGATGATCGGCGGCATGGCTCGCAGCAGACATTCCCAGTAGTGGCGGGGGCAGTGACGTTCCTAGCGCCGCATCTACCGCTATTGACCGAATGACCTGCGCCACCTTCGTAGCATTCGCATCGCGCCGTCCACGTTCTCTCTAGCGCGGGAAAAATTCCGGCAGCCATCGTTTACCCTCCGAGGATGCGTACAACGGCGATCGACGTAAGTAACGGGACCACGACAAGGACGAAAACCGCGTCGGCGCTCATGACGACCCCGATCCTGATTCGAGGGCCACGTCGCTCGGCCCGATTACCTTCCACGTGATGACTTCATATTCGCCACCATCCTCGCCCTCGATCGATGCAGGATCCGCGTCGCTAATTACCGCGAGAAGGATCTCTTCGAGCTCTTCGCGCTCGGCCGACTTGCCCGACGTTTTTTTCAATTCGACTTCGACGATCAACTTGATTTTCATGGCATCTATCCCCCGTTGGCGAAGAGCTCGCGCGGTTGCTCGGGGCCGAGATCGAACGGCGGCAGATTGATCCGCTCGTCCTGGTAAGCGGCGAGCAAGAGCGCGATGAATTCGGTCCCGTGCTCCTGGAGATACGCGCCCGCGATCTCCTCGGCCCGATCCTTTGCCTTGTAGCCGGTGACTTCGAGGCTCCATCCCGTGCGCTGGCCCGCGGGCGGCTTCGCCTCGGCGCGGAGCTCGACCACTGAATTGAAGCGAACGGTCGCGAGCAAGATCGGATACTGGCCGGCGATCCCGACCCATCCGAATTGCGTGACTCTAAACGGCCATTCAGCTTGCATTGGAGTCTCCATCGAGTGAAGCCCACACGGTCAGCATTTCGCCGCATCCATCGCACACGCAACCGGGCGGGATTTCGTCGGGCTCGATCTTGATGAAATCTTCCGCGGTCGGCGCGTCGGGTGCCGGCGGGCTCGTGATCGTATCCAGGTGGCAGGCGTCGCACGCGTATCCCCAACCGCCACCGATCGGGAATGCACTCATGACTTCCCCCACCCGGAGACCGGGGAACAGAAGGGGCACTTGCCGGCCTTGAGACCCGAGCCGCACCCGCCGCACGCGGCCCCGCGGTCGACGAGATCGTCGAGCCGGATGCCGGCCGCGGCGAGCACGGCCGCGCGCTTCGCCTTCTCGCGGGCGCGGGCGTCGGCCTTGGCGGCTTCGGCGGCGAGGGTCGAGGGCGCCATCGCGCGCAAGTCGACGAGCGGGAGCACGAGCGTCGGGTTCGTGTCGACCGGCTCGACGTGTCCAGGAATCCGCTTCATGGCTATGAGTCCTCCCGCGGCATCCAGGGGCCATCATCGCGGATCGAGTCCGCGCGGTAGTCGTGATCGTCGTCGCGTGAGCCGGCGGCCGGGAGTGCGTCGATCGCCGACTGGATCCGCTCGGCGAGCGGGGCGGTGTCGATTGCGAGCCGAAGCCGAACCTCGACCGCCTGCTCGTTCGCAAGGCATTCGGTCATGATCCGCTTATCGCGACGATCGAGCCATTCGATCATGTCCTGGAGTCGGTTGATTTCGGCGCGCTCGCCCGAGATACGCACGTCATCGAAGCGGCGCATGACCGCCTGGGTCGCCCGCAAGGTCCACGCTGCCCGGCGCGGGTAGCTCGTGTTGATCGACTCTCCAGGGATTCGGCTCATCGGTCTCTCCCGTTTCGCTGCGCGCCCATCGCGCAGACACCCCTATACATTGCAGGGGCCGTGCCACCCCTAACCCCTTGCGCCACCGTCCGGCGCCGGGCCCGCTCGGGCAATCCGCCGTTGCAGGCCGGGCGATCCGCCGATGTCTCATTCCGAGACCGTGGTTCGGAGCTCGTCGCGGAGTGCCGCGTGGCCGACGGCGAGCGCCGAGATCATGGTCGGGGCTTCGCCTTCGTCCAGTACATCGGGCGCAAACTTCGGCGGCCCTTCGCGCATGAGGGACCAGCGATACATATCGCTCGACGCTTCGTGCCAGGCCTCGACCCATAGCTCTCGGTTCTTTTCCATCGGATTCTCCGGTTGCCAGAGCGGGGCCCCTTCGGGGCCCCGCCTTGCGGTTGTTAGTTGTCCGACTCCATCACCACCGCCTCGACTTCGGTCGCATTCCGCCACGTCGCATCCCCGATGATCCGCGGATCGCAGAAGTATTTGAAAATCCGCTGCGAGTCCCGCCACTGCACGTTCTCCGGCCGCGCTTTGATCCTTGACCGCGTTCATGTAGTCGAGATGCGCGACCGGGTGATAGCTCCGGGTCGCTTCCGGGAGCGGGACGGCTGCGATCTCATCGGTCGAGGCATTCCATCCGCCCGCGTGCAACACCAGACCGTTCATGTTGGACTCTCCAGTGTTGGGGTTGAGTGCCGGCGGGGGGCTTGTTGGTCGCCGTTCTCCGGGACCGGGGTTTTCACCCGGCGTCGCCCCGGCAGCCCCTCCCGCGTTCCCCGCCGACACCCCTTGCCATTGCGAGGGTCGTGCCAGATTCTAGGCGGGCCCGATGTCCTTGTGCCGCAATGGCTTGGGTCAATCCTACCGCGGGGTCGAGCTCGGCCTCCCCTGCATTCCGCCCGTGCACCCTCGCAACCCGCAACACCACTAGCCTAGCAGATTCACAAGAAAACGCAACAGAATTCGGCGCGGCCAAGCCTGTGCTAGATAGAGACATCCACCGCATGCCTAAAAAACGCTTGCGAATCTGCTCAAGTTTGCGGTAGGCTTTTCTGGTCGGGGCGTGGAGGGGTCGGGTGGCTTGGGGGATTGCTGCTCGGAGCCGGGCCGCGCCCCGGCAATCCCCTTTCCTCCCATGGAGAATCGAATGGAAGACGTAACCGAGTCCGGCGCGATCGACCGGGCGGAAGCGGCGATCTCCGCGGCAAAGCGCGCCTTTGGCGAGCCCGAGACGATCACCGACTTTATCGCGACGCTCTCGTCGGCGCCGGCCGTGGTCGCGGATCGTTCCGACCGGATCGATCAACTGGCGATGGCGCTCTCGAAGGTCCAAGGCGCGCTCACGGCCGCCGAGCGGAACGCGTGGAATCCGCACTTCGAGAGCCACTACTCGGACATCGCTGACATCGTCGGCGTCGCACGCCAGCCAATGGCCGATAACGATCTCGCGTGGTGGCAGGACTTCGAACAAGATCGCCTCAATCCCGAGTGGATCACCTGCGTCACGACGATTGCGCACGGGCCGAGCGGTCAATGGAAAGTCTCGCGCTGCTCGACGTGTGTCACTCCAAAGGTCAAGCGGGGACAGTCGCCGCCGGCGGGATGGACTCCTGGCCCGCATGACATCGCGGCCGGCCAGACCTTCGCCCGGCGGATCGGCTTCGCCTCGGCACTCGGGGTCGTGGCGGCCGGCGAGGACGACGACGGCAACGAAGCGGGCGGCAAGTCGGGCGAGATGAGCGAGCGGCAAGAGACGACCGACGCGTTCCTTGCTGACAAGCCCGAGCTCGCCGCGGCCTTCAAGGTCGAGCACCCGATCATCCGCGACATCTACGCGAAGCTCGGCCGTTACGGCTCGATCTCCGAGAAGCAAATCAAGTTTGTCATGGATCTCGCTGCCGAGCACGGTGGCCCAAACGACCTACGTGGACGAGCCCTACACACCGAATGAGCGACTTCAGCCATTCAACGTCTCGGTCGAGGAATCGCGCGAGATGATGGATCTCATTCGGCGCGCGGGCGGGGACACCTATCGCGCTGGCGATCCGGAGAAGGGACCGAAGCACGCGAAGCTTCCGCAGTTGCTCGTCGACGAGCTCGGGCCGGGATATTCGATCGACTTTCCGCTCGCGATCTTGACGCGTGAGAAGTGGAACTATCTGCTCGAAGTGTTGCGCGAGTACGTGCGCATCAGTGGGACGGGGGCCGCTGGCGGAAAGGATTCCGCTGGTTCGGGTGCGGGGAGCACTGTTGCGCAAGGGGAGTCCAGGATTCCCCCCGCGACGGGCTCGACACCTGGAACCAAGGCGGCCCCCCAGCCTTTCGTCCCGAAGCCCGCGAAGGCGATCGAGCCGATCGATGAGGAGATTCCATTCTAATGGCCGCCTACACCTGTACCTATCATCCCGAGCGCGGCGTGATTGACGAATACTGCCCGCTCTGCATTCAGGAGCACGAAGAGCGCCGGAACGCCGAGAGCATGACGGGCGATGAGCGCGCGGCCGAAGTCGCTCGGCTCTTTTCGGGCGTGCTCTCGCGGCCGTTCGAGATGATCCACAAGCGGATCCAAGAGCTCGTGGGGCGCCCGGTCTGGACGCATGAGCTCGGCCTCCGAGCGGACGAATTGATCGAGGAAGCGCGCAGCCGGCCGCGAGACACGCCGATCAGCGGTGACGAGATTCGGGATAAAGTGATCGGCTCGATCCCGCCGGATAAGCCGGTCATCGTCGTTCAACTTGATCCCGAGAACGAATGATGGACCGTGATCTCGCCATCGCGCGCGCGGTGCGCGATTACGTGTTCGAGTACATGATCCGCCGCGTGCCAGATAGCATCGAGCGCGGGTGGTGCAATGACGAGGCCATGCGCCGCATCGTTGATGCGGTCGACGGTTCGGAACCACCACCACGCGAGCGCGAGCGGGGGCGGCCGCTCGGCGGGGTGCCGGTCTACGCAACCGATGCCTTTCTTTTAGGGCTTGCGTCAAATATCGGTGATCTCGACCGGCTTGGTCTGGAGGAAGATTTTCGCCAATCGCTGATCACCTGGATCGAGAGCATCACCGAAGTCATTGTCGATGCACGGAAGCATTGGCATTCCCCACTCCAGGATGGAGAGGAGAAGGATGAGGACCGAAGCCCGTGAGAATCGCCGCTCGATAGCGATCCTACATAAGATCGAGCGGCTACTCCGAGACGAGCCGGACGATACCGTGCGGCTCGTTCAGGTATTTGTGGAACAACTCCGCACGAGTAGGGCGGGCGCCGTAGGTGCCGCTCCAGACCGCGCGCGCCCGCGGGCGGAGGAGCCGGCAGCATGACGACGCGCTGCGGGACGTGCGACGCGCGCGTCATCTGGACCGTAAACTCGAAGAGCGGGAAGCGGATGCCGGTCAACGCCGATCCGGTTCCGAGCGGGAACGTCCGCCTCTCGGAATCCGTGGACGAGCGCGGGCGAAAAACCGTGCTCGCGTACGTGCTCGGCGCCAAGGATGCTCGCGAGGGCGTGCTCTACATCTCGCACCACGCGACTTGCCCGCAAGCCGCGCAGCACAGGAGAAAGTGATGAGCTATAGCTACCCGGAAGAGCGTGCAAGGCTGTTTACCGAAGAGGGGCAAGCGACGTTCATCGTTGTGCGCGATACCTGCCGGAAGCTGATCGAGAAGGCGGGCGCGTTCCAGTCGATAAAGGCCGGGCGGAATCTCAAAAGCTACGACTCGTACACGCTGCTTGCGTGCCTCGATCTTCTCGTGGAGCGCGGTGAGCTGCGCTACGTGCACGGGCCGGCGGGCGTGGCCGGGCAGGACTGGACCTTCATCGCGGGACCGAAATGGAGGGAATAATGGTCCCGCTTGAGGAATATCTCGCGCTCTCCCACGAGTATCTGCGGCTCCAATGGGTCTATTGGATCACGCTCGCGCTGCTCGGCCTCTCTACCGGCGCGCACTTCATCGCCTTCCGCGCTTACCGGAAGCAAGCCCGGACGATCGCCGAGCTTTACGTGATCAAAGCCCACTACGAGAAGGCGCTACGGCATGTCCGGGGAGACGTGGATAAGTCGGTGGAGAGCGGTGGATAAGCGGTGCGGTGAATGTAGATCGAATCCGCTTGGAACGTGGCGCGCGGCGGGAGCATGATGCGGCCCGAAATAGCGAGGGCGGGTCTCCCTGCGAGGATCCCGCCCTCAACCCTTCCCGGAGGAAAGGGCCGCACGTGGACGAGTCTACCAGCCCACCCGCCAAGCGCAAGCCGAATGCGCGCGCCGGCAAGCCCCCCGCCTTCCAATTCTACCCGGCCGACTGGCTCGCCGATCTCCAGGTTCGCGCCATGACCCACGAAGAGCGGGGGGTCTATATCGACCTCCTCGCCTATTGCTGGAGGGAGGGTTCGATCCCGACCACGGTCCCCGATCTTGCCCGGCTCCTCTCCGCCAGCGAGGAGAACACAGCCCGATGGTGGGCTCGCGTCGGACCCCGATTCAACCCCGACGGAACTCATCGCCGATTGGACGCCGAGCGACGCAAGCTGCGCACGTTCTCGCGCCTCCAAAGTGAGCGAGCGCGCAAGCGATGGGATGCCGGAACCCATAACCAACAACCGGCGCAACAAGATCCCGGCATGGCTCCGGCATTGCCGTGGCAATCCCGAAACGATGCTCTGCATTCTGCATCTGCATCTGCAATACCCAGAGATGAACTACCAGGCAAGGCGACCGAAGGGAGCCTTAAGCGCGCGCGAGTGGACGATGCGATCGGCCCTCCGGGCCGGCCAGATCCGGACGCTCACGGGGGGATCCGGAGACTCCCGACCCCCGGCAAGAAACCGATCCCGGCCGAGCTCCAGCGCGCGCTCGGCGTCCTGATCCGGAAGATCGAGGACTTCGACCGGAAGCTTCGGGGCAACGGGAAGCCGTTCGACGCGGGCGCGTGGTTCGGGATGGGGAGAAAAGAGAACCGAGACCCCGAGGCGATGGCCGACACCCTCGCCCAACTGATCGCCTTACTCCGGACGGGGAAGCGTCCCGACTCATGCTTCGCCTACTGCGAGGACACCTACGGCGAGAAGGAAGCCAACCGGGGGATGATGCGAGCCGAGGCCGAAAGCAAGAGCCGGCGTGATCCCGGCAGGGGGGAGCCGAAGATTGCCTAGTTGCGCCATCCAGACCGAGCGCACCGTCACGATCGGGACGGCGCGGGTTAAGCACATCTTGCCGCTCGTCCACATCCAGCGGATTTCGGCAGCCGAAGCCGACGAGGAAACCCGAGAGCAAGGGATGCTCCGAAACTCTTTCGGGAAGGCCTGGAAGGACAACCCCGGATACGGGGCATTCCGGATCGACTTCGCCCGCCGGCTCCTCCGGGACGGGATGAACCCCGAGAAGGCGGCGGCCTATCTCGAACAACACCAGGCCGCCGGCACGTGGCCAGACCACGACTTCGGGAACGAGATCCGCTACTGGCGAGCTCGGGCGAACGGCGAGCGGGTGTGCGACGCGTGCCTGGAGATCCTGCCGCCGGCCCCGCCCTGCGACTGCGGGTGCCAGAAAGCCGCCCGCCCGGTTCCCGGCTTCGCACTCCTCGGTCGCTCCGCGGTGGCCTCGCTCGCGAGCGGAACCGTGGCGCCATTGAGCCCGGCGCCCACCACCCGACCCGAACTACCAACCGCCGCGGGAATCGATCCTGGAGCCCCTGGCGCATCTAAGGCCACTGATCAAGAATTAGCCGCACTCTCCTGCCGGCACGGGATCGAGCTCGGCGTTCCTTGCCGGGAGTGCGCGGTCGAGGATGCTTATGACGGCAACCCCGCACCATTGACCGGCCAAGAATTGGCCGGCAGTGTTCCACGTGGAACACCCCCACCGGAGGAGATCAGCGACGATGACAACCCATTCTGAACAGCGAGACCTCTTCGATTCGGCTCGGGCGGAAGCCGCGCGCGACGAAGCGATCGCCATCGTCGCCATCGGGAAAGAGGAATTCCTGGCCGAAGCCCTCGACGCCGTCCGGCGGGTGGCCGAGCGGCGCGTGCTCTTCACGACCGACGACGTCAAGCGGGAGCTCCTGGACCGGGGGCCCGACGAGCAACGAGTCTGGGGGGCGATCATGATGCGGGCGAAGCGAGCGGGATGGATCGAAGCGACCACCGAGCACCGGCTCTCGGAGCGTGTCGCCTGCCACCGCCGGCCGCTTCGGGTCTGGCGGTCGAGGATTGCCACATGATCCGCGACACGTTCCAACTCCGGCCGTTGTGCCACCCGGCCGCCGACGTCGTCGTCCGATGGTCGATCGGATCGGACCTCTTCGATGTCCACTGCGCAACCTGCTCGCGACCGATGTTTCAAGTCGCGTGGCCGATCAATCGCGGGGCGCGCACGACCCGCCATCCGAAGAGGCGAGGATGAGCTACATCTCCTCCGATCCGTGTCGCTTCTGGTTGCGCGCAAGTGTTGGCGGGCCACCCTGCGCCTACGGGAGCAAGGTCCCCGGCCGCACAAAGGCGGGGAAGCTCTTCGTCCGAAACGCCAACGCGAGCGGCGTGCGCGAGTGGCAGGACGCGATGAGGAAGGCGATGCAACAGTGCCTCGACGATCTCATGCTCGACCCGGTCGTCCTCCCGTTCCGACAAGGAAAGGCCGTCCGCTTTACCGTGGTCGCCTATCTCGCGCGTCCGAAGAGTCATTTCCGGAAGGATGGTTCGCTCACGAAGGCGGGGATCGGAGCGCTCCCCACCCGCAAGCCGGATGGGGATAAGCTCCAGCGGATCGCCGCCGATTGCGGGACGGGCATCTGGTATTTCGACGACGCGCAAATCACGCAATGGGGATGCGAGAAGCGTTGGAGCGATGGATTCGAACGAACGGAAGTCGAGGCCTCCGATGCAAGTTGACGTCGAGCGGGACATCCCGCGCTTGCGATTCAGGTTCTACGTTACGATCCCCGAGGATGAGCTTGAAGCACTCGACGACGCGCTCTACCATGAGGCCAAGCGTCTCTCGACTACCGGCCGCGATCTCTCGCCGGCCGAGATGCTGCGCGTGATCGAGATCGCCCGCGAGCACCTGATGAACGTGCTCGGCATCTATCCATCCAATCCGTATGCCCCGACCGCTTCGGATCATCTGCCGTGCATTGTGGGCCCAATCTTCGCCGCGCGCGGGTCGGGGATCGCCGGGTCATCGCCGGACTACACGACGGTGATCGTCCGCGAAAAACTCGACAAGCGCCCGTGGTGGCGGAGGCTCTTCCGATGACGATGGCCAAGTATGCCGCCTATCGCGACGCGTTCACGCGCGGTCGGATCGTCGAGCATGCGCGAGCCGTGGAGATCTTGCTCGGCATCGCCTTGTGGCCCGACCCGCCGTGCTGGTGCTTGGATCAAGGCGAGCACTCGGAAGCCTGCGAAGCCGCCCGCGCCTACATCGCCGAATTCGCCAAATACGCCGAGGGACTATGATGAGCGATCCCATCGCGTGCATTCATGCCGCCGACGCCGAGCTCAATAGGCTCGCCGATGAGGCGAACGCGAAGATACGCGCGACCAACCAAGCGCTTCAAAGTTGTCACATGGCCTACCCGGCGGGATCGTTGCAGAGCCGTTGGCAGATGAGCCGTGACGGACTAAGTTGGAACGAGACCACGACCACATGGCAACTCCACTGGATGGGCCGGCCGTTGCTAGAGTGTAATCGCATGAACCGAATTCAGGGAGCGAAGCGGATCGATGACTTTCTTGTAGCCTTCGCCAAATACGCCGAAGAGCAAGCGAGCGAGGGATGAACGCGCTCTCGCGATTCCTGAAACGGACGAGCATCTGGTACTGCTATCACCACTGGCACCCGACCGGCGACACGCGCGGGAAGCATGAGGATTGGACGTGCCGATCGAAGCGCGAAGCCGAGTGTCAATGGGAATGCTGCATCTGTGGACGGCGCGAATGGATGCCATCGTTCGTCCGCGTCGGAGGGTTCATTATGCCTCTCTCGGGAAGGATCGCCGAGAAGTCGCACCGATGAAGGCCGTTGTCATTGATCGCTGGCTCACGTTCTGCCGGCACTGCACGCGGCGTGCGACATGGAACGGGCCGAGCGCGCCACGCGAGCATCGATGTCCCGCTCTCGGTCCCGAAGCCGTCGCCGGGTTCGAATCCGTCGCCCGAATCACGTGGCGGTATCTCCCCTCGCGGGGCAACTGCCGGCAGGCCGAGCCACGGCATATCCCCGCACTCCCCGAGCCGAAGCCCGGCGAGTGCTCGTGGGCTTGTCGGGGATCCCTCTCCCCCATCTGCTACTGCCCTGGATGCGGAGGAGCGGAGCACGGCATCCTCAACATCGCGACCGAGAACACGGTCGTCGCCCACATCCATCTTCCCCGCGAGGAGCCCGACATCATCGATCAGATCATCGCGCGCACACCCGGCCACGACTACCCACGACGAGCGAGGAAGAGCACATGACCAAAGCCGAGGCCGGTAGCACTCTTGTGAGCATTCTTTTCCAGGCGAACATCTCAACGTCCGGTCAAGTGACGGCACTCCTGCTCGGATTCGCCGAAGCAGTCGACGGCGGCCGCGAGGAAGTCGAAGATCTGAATTGGGATGCCGGCGTTGTTTTCGTGCGCGATTTTGTCGCCGAGGCAAACCGGCATCGCATGGGAACGACGACGTGAGCAAACCGAAGCCCTACTTCGTGCGCGACGTCGACGACGGAGGGCACATAGCTTGCTCCCGCCCGAAGGTGCGACTCTACGGGACGGAGCAACCGCTCGGCGATCAAATGATTGGCACTCGTCCATATTGGGTCGAGTGCGTTCACTGCGGCGCTCGCTCCGCCAATCATGCCAGCGCGAGCGGTGCATTGATGCTGTGGAATCAAGCTTGGCCAAGGCCCGGGGAATTGTCGGTCCCCGACGAGCGAGCGCTGGCCGAGGACCGGATTGCGGCCAAACTAGAGGATGCTTGGAACAGCCGTAGCGATGAGCCGAGCCCAAGCTATTTCATCGGGGATGTCGTGAAGCTCGTCGCCGACGAAATCACGAAGGCGTGCTTCGGCGTAGAGATAAACATCGAATCGGTGATGGGGGAGGAGACCACGATCGCCGTAACCATCCCCTGGCACCTGGTCTGCAAGGACGAACCAACCGAGAAGAGGAGCACATGACCCTGTCGAGTCCCGAGGATTTTCTGCCCACAGCGGCACAGATTTCATCGCTCACGCGCGACGCGCGGCACGAGCCCGTCATCTTCAACGTCTACTTCACGGACCCCAACGGCAAGGCCGAATCGCTCTTCTGCGATCACATTGAATTCTACGAAGTCCTGCCGGCGAAGGTCGGCGCGCCGGGGATCGCCAAGATGGAGTGCTACATGTTCCGCGGCGCTCGGATTGAAATCGTCGGCCGGCAAGCGGGCGGGGATCTGGTCTCGCGCTCGATCAAGATCGCAGGCCCGATCTTCAAGAGCAAAGCGACCATCTTCTCGGCCGTGATGGTAGCACCGCCCTACTGGTGGAACCGCGTTCTAGAGAATCCGACGCCCGAGCGGATCGCGCAGGTGCTCGCCGGCATCGACCCCGATGCGGTCAAGGCCAAGGCCGACCCGCAACCCCTGGAGCTCGTGACGCTGGAACCGACGGATCCGGCCGAATGAGCGAGTATTCGGCGTTCCTTGATCGCAAGGCACAGCTCGGTGGCGATCACGGCTTTGAACCAAAGTGGATGCCGGACTTTCTTTTCGACTTCCAGCGCGTGCTCGTCGAGTGGGCCCTCCGGCGAGGACGCGCTGCGATCTTTGCCGATTGTGGACTCGGCAAAACGCCGATGCAGCTGGTGTGGGCGGAGAACGTGGTCCGCCGCACCGCGCGGCCCGTGCTCATCGCAACCCCGCTAGCTGTCACCTACCAGCTTCTCCGCGAGGCCGAGAAGTTTGGGATTGATGCCGTCCGCGTGGTCGATGGCCAGATCCCTAATGACGCGCGCGTGGTCGTCACGAACTACGAACGGTTGGATCACTTTCGGTCGAGCGACTTCTCGGGCATGGTCTGCGACGAGTCATCGATCCTCAAAAACTTCGACGGCGTTAGGCGCTCCACTATCACCGAGATGATGCGCCGATTACCCTATCGCTTGCTCTGCACGGCGACGGCCGCCCCCAACGATTACATAGAGCTCGGTACCAGCAGCGAAGCGCTAGGCGAACTCGGCCACATGGACATGTTGGGTCGGTTCTTTCGGAACCAGAACAACAATGCAACTGATACCAGGGGGCATTGGCGCGGGCATTCGGCGCCTCGCATGTACGAGCAAAAGCAGTGGCGCTTCAAGGGCCACGCTGAACTCCCGTTCTGGCGGTGGGTATGCTCGTGGGCGCGCGCAGTGCGACGACCATCGGATCTCGGCTTCCCGGACGAGCGCTTTGTCCTCCCCTCGATCGAAGAGCACGAATACGTGGTAACAGCCCGCACGCCCCGCCCCGATATGCTCTTCGATCTCCCTGCCGTTGGACTCCATGAGCAACGGGAAGAGCGGCGACGGACGATCCAAGAGCGTTGCGAGCGGGTAGCGGAACTGGTCCAGCACAATCACCAAGCACTCGTCTGGTGCCACTTGAACCCCGAAGGCGATCTCCTGGCCGATCTGATTCCGGATGCTCTCCAGGTTGCCGGTGGTGATTCGGACGATGCCAAGGAAGAGCGATTGATCGCCTTCGCGAACGGCGAACTCCGGGTGCTCGTGACGAAGCCGAAGATAGGTGCATGGGGGCTCAACCTACAGCGCTGCGCCCATGTGACCTTCTTCCCTTCCCATAGCTACGAGCAGTATTATCAGGGGGTCCGACGCTGCTGGCGATACGGGCAAACGAAACCCGTCCGCGTCGACGTGATTTCGACCGAAGGGGAACGCGGGGTGCTCGCGAACCTACGCCGGAAGGCGGCTCAAGCCGATCGCATGTTCTCCTCGCTCGTGGCCGAGATGAATTCAGCGCTCGCGATCAAGCGATCAGCCTACGAGAATACGCAACCCACGGAGGCCCCAACATGGCTGTAATAGATCAAGCGATTACCGAACGGTATGCGGTCTATCTCGGTGACTGCATGGAAGTGATGCCGACCTTCCCGGAATCGTCCGTCCATCTCTCGGTCTACTCGCCACCATTCGCCGGGCTCTATCACTATTCGAGCTCCGACCGCGACCTCTCGAACTGCCGGAGCTACGAGGAGTTTTTCGAGCACTATGCGTTCGTCGTTCAAGATCTCTTTCGGTTGACGATACCGGGCCGCTTGACCGGCGTCCACTGCATGGACGTCCCATCCTCGAACACGGGATGCGACTTCCTCCGCGACTTTCCCGGAGACATCATCCGGCTCCACGAGAAGATCGGTTTCCGCTACGTCGCGCGGTACTCGGTCTGGAAAGAACCGCTCGGTGTGCGTAACCGAACGATGGCCAAGAACCTCGCGCACAAGTCGATCGTCGATGATTCGAGTCGGTGCTCCGTCGCTTCCGCCGATTATCTCCTCATGTTCCGCCGGGCCGGCGAGAATCCTTTGCCCATCGCGCACCCGGTCGGTCTCACCGAGTACGCTGGATCAAGATCGATCCCATCGGATGTGCTGCCGTTCCGTGGCTACCAGGGCAATCAAATCGAGAACCGCTACTCGCATTGGATCTGGAGACAGTACGCGTCCGCCTTTTGGGATGATGTACGTATCGATCGCGTCCTTCCCTACAAGGAAGCCCGCGATGCCGAAGATGAGAAGCACGTCCATCCGCTCCAACTTGACGTGATCGACCGTTGCCTTACCCTTTGGAGCAATCCCGGCGAGATCGTGTTGACGCCGTTCATGGGTGTGGGATCAGAAGTCTACTCCGCCGTCCGGATGGGGCGAAAAGGGATCGGAGTCGAGCTCAAGGAGTCCTACTACCGGCAGGCCCTCAAGAACGTTGAAGAGGCAGCCAAGTCGGACATCCAATCGCAGTCGGAAATGTTCAGATAGCAAAGAGGGCCCGGATCACTCCGGGCCCCCCTCCGCTCCGCCCGTGAGGAGCCTTACCAGTAGGTCCCTATCTGGATCCCGAATTCACCGTCCCACGGATAGACCTCGTCGTCATCCCCGACCCATATATCGCGCAGCGTGTAGCGCACGCCTGCGTAGAGCGGGTCGAGATCGAACTCGAACCCCGTCTCGAACCCGAGCGATAGCTTGTCCGGCCCCGTCGGGACGGCCAACACCACCGCCGCATGGATGTACGTCGGGACCGAGCCGAGCTGCCCGACCCCACCCTGATAGAGCCCGAGCTTCCCATAAGCCGTCCCGTCCCACGGCACGACCTGAACCTCGGCAAGAACGTCGTGGAGCGTGTAACCAATGCCGAGCCAAAAGGGATCGAGATCGACCTCGACACCTGCGGACACGCCGGTCGTCCACGCCGCCTCGTTGCCCGAAGTCCGGTCCGAATTGAATTCGATGTAAGGATGGGTTTCGAGCCCGAGAACTTCGTGGGTTGGGATCTCGCGATCGTCATCCGAGTCCTTCTCTTGAGCAAGGGCCGCGGTCGATGCGAGCATGAGTGCTACCGTAGCCGCGAGTAGAGACCTTCGCATTTTGTCCTCCCTGACTATGCGAGAATGAATTGGCGGTCGGGCCCTCCGCATGGAGCGCCGTACAAGACAGAACGCCCGAGCTCGGGGCCCGACCAAGTTACCGACGCTTGAACAGATTGCCGCGATCCTTCCCGATCCACTGCACGAGCGCCGCACCGAGGAACGACAGAAGTTGTGCAGCGAAGAATCCCCCGATTGAGCGGAAGATCGTGTTCGGCGTCCCGCCCTCCGGCACGAGATCGACCACGATGCCCGTCGTGTCCACTTGCGCGTGCGCCCGGAACGCGAAGGCCAACGCCCCGAGCGCCCCTGCGATCGCGATCGAGCGCAGAGCGGCCGTCGATACCGAGACCGGGGGTGCAATGATCTTCGACATCGCCCACCCCGATGTCAGTGCCGCATAGACGAGCGCGATCTGGAGATTGAAGGCGTCCCAATCGAGTGGGGTCGCGAGAATCACCACCAGCACGATCACACCCGCAATGCCCCACAGGAAGAGCGGGCGCAAGCGCTCGGGGATCCAACGATTGATGAGCTCCTGCACGGGGCTCCCAAGCCCGAACAGCGCCCATACCCATCCGGGAATGTATTCACTCATGAAACGAGCTCCCTTCCTTTTGCGACCTCGAACACTGGAGGTTTCAAGTCGGGCGTCAGTTGCCCGTACCAATCGATCCCCGGGATCGAGCGCGGCTCTTTGCCGAGCTCGCCGTACCGATCGCCTGTCATCTCGCGCACAATGCGATCAAAGGGGAGCGACCATTCGGCATGGCAGCCATCGAAGCCGCGGAAGTCGGTCATCGATAGTTGCTCCCACAGGGAATCGATTTCCGAGAAGCGGTTCGGCCCGATGACTTGGATCGCACTCTCGGGGAATCCATGGCGCGCGCACCAAAATGCCGTCCATCCCGACGTAAGCTCGGCGAGCTTGTCAACCATCCGCCAGCTACAGATGTAGAAATCGGACTCGATGTGAATGATCCGCTCGCAGCCCGCGAGCCGAGCGGCACGCGACGCGTAGGCGAATGAGCGCCACCAGCCGGGGTACGAGAGATGGTTGGGACGGCCGAGATGCGGATAGAGATTCGCGCGGAAGTAGTCGCCCGCGGGCCACGTGACGGGCTCCGGAAGCCCATCCGCAAAGACAGCGATCACGACCTCGCAGGGCCACGGGATCGCTTGATGGTGGCGGAGCCAGCGGCCCACGCGGGCGTCGAGATCGGCCGTGGTCTCGGCCCACGCCGTACAGAACACGAGCGTTTTCAACGCACGAACCGCGTGTGTCGGACCGTGACCCACACTCGCCCCAACCAATCCCACACGCTCTCCCCGTATTCGTGCAGGTTGTCGATCTCCATCTCCCAATAGTGCCGAAGGCACCATTTCCAACCGACGTAATCGAGGATCGCTCGGCGCTGGCATCCAGGCCTCACACCACCCGGCCCGAGCTTCCAGCACCGCCGGGCTTCCGCTTTCGCGTGGGGATTCGATGCGACTTGGAATGGGCTCATCGCTTGTCGTGGTCCACGTGGTAGGCAACGGCGCCTGGCAGGAACTTGAATTTCACGCCCTGACGCGCGAGCGTGAAAGCGAGATGCAGATCGCTCGCCCCGTGGCTCAAGCCCTCCGAATAGCCGCCCGATCGATCGAAGTCGTCCCGATGGATCGCCCCGCAAAAGAAATAGGGCGCCTGCCGTTGACCGCCCGTGTAGACCTCGACCGGATAGCCGCCGACCCGGATCCGGAAAGGCGGGGCTGATGTGCCGGCGCCACCGTCGGGCCGGATGCCATCGGGATCGATCCACGTCCTAACATCCAGACTCGACCATCCCCCGCCGACCCCGATCCATCCACGCCGCACCGCATCCGCCACGGGCGCGAGCCCGTGCATGTCGCCTGCGAGCACCGTGGCAAAGGCGACCGTCCCCCGCTCGCAGGCCTCGGTCAATTGCCGGGCGACGGGCGTCAGGTGCACGACCTCCGCCGATTGCTGGATGAGCACTTGCCCGCGCGCCCTGAACATCATGAAGTTGAAGATCTCCGCGGGATCCTTGAGATACTGATTCCCCGGCCGGTCGACGAGTGTCGTCCGGACCCACGAATACTGCTCCAGCATCCGGCGCGTGCCGTCGGTCGATCCGTCATCGAGGACCAAGCATTCGGTATCGCCGTAGCGCTGCTCGCGAATCGAGTCGAGCGTGCGTCGCAAGAGCTCGGATCGGTTCCTCGATGAGATGACGATCGACGTGTGCGGTGGCACGTTCCCCCGGTAGTAGGTCCCGACGGTAGCGAGCCCGGAAGGCACGGGCCCCCGGTGGAGCTCCGTCCATCCTTCGGCGACGAGCTCGTCGTGCGTCCACTGTGCGACGTGCTCCTCGTAGGGATTCCCGAAGGGATCGCCCCGCTGCGGGCAGTCGGTGACGGGGATCGAGAGGAAAGACGAAACCCCGGCAAGGTCGAGCCGCGCCACAAGCGCGCGAGCGTCATCCTTCGGCATATGCTCCAACACGTCGCCGAGGATCGCGACGTCAAAGAGCTCCCACCCGATGTAGAGCCGCGCGTCCTCGCACACCACGTCGGGATAGATCGTCGAGAGATTGAACTCCTCGACGTAGGGCGGCCAGATTTCGAGCGCCGTCACGGGCGCCACGTCGCGGAGGATCCGGCCCCACTTGCCCGGCCCGGCGCCGACGTCGATGATCCGACGCGGTTTCATCGCGCGGATCCGCTCGACCATCATCGCCTGCCCCGCTTCCGGTTGCTGGCTTTCTGGCACGGCTAGCCCTTCGGGAGCTCGTAGGTCCGCGTATCGGGAGTGAACCCGATTGCGCCCCGTGTGACCGCTTCGGCGAGCCGGCGGTTGATTTCATCCCGGAGCCGAACGCGATGCTCGCCCGCCTTCCGCGCCTTGAATTCAAGGGCACTGATCCGCACGTGATCCGGCTCATCCTTCCGACGCTCGGAGAGAATGGATTCGTTGGCGTGATAACACTTGATGTTCTCGATCGAGAGCTTGTCGATGAGCTCACCGATCGAACAGATGAAGTCGTAAGGATCAGGGATCATCTCTCGTGCGGTTCCTTTTTGCGGATGCGAATGAAAAACCAGTACGACTGAAACTCGTACCACTCCATGAGCGTCCCCGCAAGCGTGACCGTGAAGCGCGATCCCAAGAGATGCCGAAGCCGCGCGATCATGAACTCTTGCGAGCGGCACATCCGGCCATCGAACTCGGGCGGCACGTCCGGACGCTCCCAATCGTTCTCCCCCGGGCGGTGCGATCCCGCCACATGGAGCGAGAAGATTCCGCCCGCGACGAGCGCGCGCGAGACGTGGCGCACCTGCCGGATCAGATCCGGAAGCGCCATGTGCTGTGCCACGAGATGCGAGATCGCGAGATCGTAGGTGTCGGCCGGCAAGATCCCCGAATCTTCGTCCAGGTAGAACTTCCGGATATGCGGTCGGACGCGGTCCTCCGCTTCGGGCGCGATGTCGAGCGCATCGACCACGGCGCCGAGCCCGTAGAAGTATCGAGCCGCGTTCCCGTGTCCGACCCCGATGTCGAGGAAGGTCCGCGGGTGTGCTGCCGCCACGATCTCCCGGAGACCGTGCAGGTCAAGCATGTTCTCGGCCGCGGTCCCGGAGAGCGCATTCCTTGAGACCTCGCTCTCGTTGAACGAGGCATGGACCGCGGCCCACGTGGCGCGATTCGTCATGCCCCCTCCGCTAGATGCTCGGCCCCCGGCGGGCGAGCGCCGCGCCGCTCGACGGCCTCATGATGATAGACGATCGAATCGTGCGCGAGACCGAACCGCGCCCCGCCTTCGTGGCAGCGGCGGAAGAATTGACGGTCGGGCGCCATCGTGCCGTCAAAGATCGGAGACCACGGCCCGCACTGCTCCCACCAGGAGCGATGGAGGAGATACGGGAACGTGGCGCACTGCTCCCACCCTCCCCGCTCCTCTTCCCACTCCACGCGCTCGACGTAGAGCTCATCGTGCAGGCGCCAGAACTCATCGGCGAGGAACGTCCCCTCGACCGTGACCCCAAGGTCCCGCGTGATCACGTTCCCCGTACCCTCGACGGGCGTGATATGCGTCGAATTGACGATCGATCCGGGGCCCGCCTCCGCCGCCCACTTGACGAGATTCCGAAGCCAGTTGCGCCCGAAGGCCATATCCGTATTGACGAGCGCCACCCAATCGTTGACCTCGTAGCCCCACCCGAATCCGTGGTTCATCATCGCGCGCAATTGCGGCACGTAGGCAAGCCCGTCCACCGTATGGTGGATTAAGCGCCGCGCCGACACGGGCGGATTCTCCAGCCACTCGGCCACCTGCCGATTGGCAAGCCACGTCACCACGAAATAGTCGAAGTCGGTGCCGGCGTTCTCGGTCAACATCCGCGAGGAGAAGTCGAGCATGTCGGGGCGCGTCGAACAGAAATTGACGACCGATACTCTCATTCGCCTAGCACCTCCGCGATCGCCCACGAGATCAGTCCCGGCCGCGCGCGGTAGTTTTCGCGGGTCAGCGCGCGGTTATATTCCTGATTCTTGCCGCCGTACCAGTGGACCCCGAAGCACTCGGCGGGGAGATCCGGCCACGTGGCGTCCTCGAACATCCAATCATGCCACCGCATCCACTCGGCCTTGAGCGCGAAGGGATAGACCGCGTACTCGGAGAGCAATTGCTTCGGCTCGGGGATCTCTGCCCACGCGGGAAACATCCCGGCCCCACAGCTTTCGTACACGGTCGGGTCGTAGCGCTCGACCGATCGCCGGAACATCTCCCGCCAGAAGTGACACGGGCGCCCCTGGAGGAATCCGATCGGCATGTAGCCCGCGCGCGGCCAACCGGTACACACGACCGCGTGAACGTCATGGGTGACGGGCGGCAAGTCCCGGAGGAAGAGAACATCCATGTCGGCGACCGACCCGCCGTGATGCGCGAGTAGCCACCACGCGAGCAAGTCGGACGTCTGCACGTCAGGGGCCCGGATCGCGGCGATCTCGGGCGCCACATCCTGTAGCCGCCGGATCTCAACTCCCGCCGGCAATTGGTCGAGATAGTTGGCGCCCATGTCATCCGATTGGAAGTCCTGCGATTCGTGCCAGTGCCGGCTCATCGCCCGCGCATTCGTCCGAAATGCGTCATCGTGCGGGCGATGGATCAGCACCACGCGCTCGTGGATCCGCTTGGCGCTCACGAGCGTCATCCAACGAAGGAACGTCAGATGATCCCCACCCCAATAGAGCCAAAGCGTATCAGATGAAGTTGGCATGTAGGGGCGTCGTCTTCACGAGATTCGTGATGACCGCGTTCTTCTCGACCATCGGGCAAGTGATGCACGTGCGAGCGTCAAAGTCGCGATATAGCTGTGCAGCCTCATCGCTCGCCCACCAATCCGAGAAGCGTTGGCGCGTCAAATCCCCGACCTCTCCCATCGCCGTGAATGCCGTGTAACAGCAGCGGTACACCTTCTGATTGCCGCCGACGTAGACGACGATCTCCTGAAACCCGCAATACGGGTCATCCATCCGCTGGCCGAGCGAGCCCTCGAAGAGATTCACGACCTTGAAGTCTGGCGTCGAGAGATCGCTCGATGCTTCCCGGCAGACTTCGATTGCATCCTGGAGCCGATCCCCATAGACCGACTCGCCCTCGATCGACTGCATCGAGGCCAGGCGAACGTAAGCGGCCCCCGTGTCGCGGATCCTCGCCACTCCCTGCATGACGTTCTCGATGTTGGTTGGCTCGACGACGTAGCCCGCGCCCACGACACATCCAGTATGCTGCTCCTCGATCGCGCGCACGAGCGAAGCCATGTGCTCCAGGGCGGTATGGTACATCGCGGGCGGCGTGCGCCGGATCCGCGCGTATTCCTCCGGCGTTCCGGCATCGATCGAAAATCGAGCATAGGCAAAGCGCGGGAGAACATCCTCCCATCCCTTCCGGAAGATGACCCCGTTCGTGTTCAGGGAACATTCAAGGCCAAGGTCTAGGGCATGATCGAAGAGCTCGATGTGCTGCGGGTGAACCGTCGGCTCTCCGCCACCCGTCCAGGTGATGCTCTTGACACCCATCGCCGCCGCGTCGTTGACAATCTCCCGCACCTTCTCGGGAGGAATCATGCGAAGCGGATTGCGGCTTATCGCGCCCGTTTTGTCCGGGCCGGCGAACTGCTCGACCGAGAGACCGCCCGATGCTCGGTACGCGCACCAATGGCAATCTTGGTTGCAATAGTCGCTGATGATGAGCTGGAGACTAACGGGAACCGGCCGTTCGCCTGCCCGCATCGCCGCGAGGCGATCCGGGTGCCACAAGATTTTGTCCGTGGCGTAGGGATTTCCCACCTATTCCTTCCTTTCATGGGACGTCCCTGTCCCACAAGGTAGGCAAGTCAACGCGGGGCGGCCCTCCTGGCAACCCCGACGAATTGTGCCCGCGCTCGACGATTGCGAGTGCGTGGCAATCGATCGCCTTGAATCCGAACCGCGCCGCGAGCTCTCCAGCCCACCGCGAGTCCTCGGCATAGTGCCGTTGCGGAGCGGGCGGAGTCAGGGTCTCGCCGTTAACTTGTCGGCGATGGTACATCCCGCACGTCGGCGTCCGGTTCTCGCCCGGCGGGAGATGGAACCAGAGCGCACCCGCGAGCGAGATCGGGAACACGCCGAAATGCTGCTCGGTCGGGGTAACGAGGATTGCGCGCCCGAGGGTTTCTATCGCGTCCGGGACGTAGTAGTCGTCGTCGTCCAGGTAGAGGATGAAGGTGCCGCGGGCGAGGCTGCGGATCGCCTCGCCCCGGCAGGTAGCTCCACAGTCGTTGTGCCGCACGTCGCACCGGACGATCGTCCGTCGCGGGTTCCGCATCCAATCGAACGGCACCGGATCCTCGATCCCGTCGACCATGACGACGTGCTCATAGTCGACGGACGTCTGGTCGTCGACGCTCCGCATGGTGCGGTGCGACGTCGAGCGAAGGATCGTCGGGGTGATGATCGAGAATTTAGGCACGCCAGCGATCAACGCCTAGTCAGGAACCGGGGTTCCGACGGAGACGTTCAACCGCCGCCGCTGTCCAGGAACGTAGGAGACCGGCAGAACGTCGGTCTCGTAGCCCGGCGAGCTCATCGTGATGTCCGCGGCTCCGCTATCGAGCGGAGTCGTGGCCCATGCCTGGTGGGTTGCGGGAATGGTGGTCGGCTGCCCTTCGGCGTCGAGGCCGTCGTGCTCGGGCAAGGGCTCGATCCCGATTTGCTCCGGAGCCGAGCTCGCCCAAGTAATGACGGCCGCGGTGTCGGGCGTGCCGTCGGCGGCGAGCGGTGCCGTAGAGATCAGGATCCGCTCGACGCTAACGCAAGTAACGGGCGGTAGAGTCGCCATCGTCAATTCCTTTCCTTGAATCTCGCGCAAGTGAACCCCGAGGCGAGGCTTCACTTGAATCGATTCGACTAGTTTTGCCAACAGTTGCTCGATCCCGCGCACGTGCTGCACGAGTCGAGCCAAGAGCTCATCGGTATGATCTGGCCGGTGGTGCTCGCCATGCTGTTCTGGCCGCCCACCGCGGCCTCCTGGCCAATCCAAGGTGGCCCCCCTTTCAGTTGATGGCTTGCGTGCCGCCGATCGCGCGCCAAAGATAGATGGCCAACGCCACGACGAAGATCACCATCAGTGCAACCTTGGCCGGCGGCTGCACATATCTCTGAATAAGAATCAAGATCCCAATAACCACCAAGGTCACGATCAGAGTTACCATGTTTCCGTTCCCCCTTTCAACCGATTTCACCTTGGAGCCCCGCCGCCAACCTTGAAGTAGTTGGAGATCGCGATCAAAAGCTGGATCGCGATCGGGATCGCCACCGCGAGAAAGACTGCAATCGTCGACACCTTTTCAAGCGACTGGAGCCGACCGCTCTGCGCCTCGATCTTCGCGTCGATGGTTTGGGTTAGCGCCTCGATCATCGCGCGCATTTCTTTCATGTCTCCG